TCAAACTGGTCTATGGCCTGTCCGATTCCAAAGCACGTGAGGCTTTGAGACTTCTAAGCAAAGAACAAATCCAAAAACTAAAAGAAGAAACCCTGACGGGTGGGTTAAGGAAATGACATGGTTGATCTATCTAAGTTTGTTGAAGTCGTTCTGCCAAATCAAGATGACTTTTTAAAAATTCGTGAGACACTCACAAGAATCGGTGTCTCAAGTCGTAAAGAAAGAGTGCTGTATCAGTCTTGCCATATACTGCACAAACAAGGTAAATATTACATTGTACATTTTAAAGAATTATTTGCACTAGATGGTAAGTTATCAACCATTACCGAAAATGATATACAAAGACGCAACGCTATTGCCAATTTGCTTGAAGAGTGGGGCTTGTTAAAAATTGTAAACTATGATATAGTAGAGAACAATATGGCTCCAATTCATCAAATTAAGATTATTGCTTTCAAAGAAAAAGATGATTGGGAGTTAGTTGCTAAATATAACATAGGTAAAAAAGGTAGAACTGAATAACGGTGATGCATCATGAGCAAAGTGAAAAACAATGCGATTAAACTGGTTAATAAGTACACCAAAGAAGAGGTGTACACACGGAATTACGATGATGTAATAAAAGAAGGCAATAATGAGTTCATTAAAGTCTTCAATCAAAGTAATCCACAAAGAACTTATCTTGTCAACCGCACAGCATTTGTGGTTGTCAAGTAGGTCGTGATGCCTTCGGGGTCACGTAATTTTACTTGCTTAAAAGGAGAAAACTATGACTATTACTCGTATTAGTCCTTTACTACATCACACTCTTGGCTTTGATCGTTTCTTTGATGACATTGAAAAGTTGTTGTCTGCTACGCCAGCACAACATACTGGAAATACTTTTCCATACCACAATATTATCAGAGTAGACGACAATCGTTATATTATTGAACTTGCGGTTGCAGGTTTCAGTAAAGATGACATTGAAATTACCAGAGAAAAAAATACTTTGGTAATCAAAGGCAATAAAGATGATGAAGAGATGGGACAGGCAGAATATCTACACAGAGGTATTGCTGCACGTAACTTCACAAAAACAATTACCATTGCTGATACTATTGAAGTACATAGTTCAGAACTCAAAGATGGTATTCTGCGTGTTGGTCTGATTAATGTTATTCCAGAACATCAGAAACCAAAGCGTATTGAAATTGGTAATGAGTTGAAATTTTTTGAGCCTAAACTTCTACAAGAAGAAAAGAAGGCTGCTTAATCAGTGGGGCGCAAGCCCCACTTTGAAGGATACATGATGGACAAAGACCTACGATCATATCTCAAAATCTATTCCGATTGGCTAACACCAGAAGTGTGTCAAGAAACTGTTGACGAACTTGAAGAAGTGAAGGCCGAGTTTCAAACGCATACCTTTTATGATTATCACAATAACTCCAATCATTCTTATGATCACGAACTTGCCGTTGCATGGTCGAATGTAAAGCATAAGAACTACATCATGCAGAGAATATGGGATGGTTTGCAGAGATATCATCAAGAACTTGCGGCATGGGGTTGTGATTGGTATCAATCTTGGCAAGGCTTCACTGAAGTTCGTTTCAATCGTTATCGTGAAGATACTCAAATGAAACTTCACTGCGATCACATTCATTCGATGTTTGATGGTCAACGCAAGGGTATACCAACACTTACTATTCTTGGTGGTTTGAATGGTGGCTATGAAGGTGGTGATTTGGTGTTTTGGCAAGACACTCCTATAACTTTGAAAGCGGGTGAGATTATGATTTTTCCATCAAACTTCCTTTATCCACACAGAGTCGATCTGGTGACGAAAGGCACACGATACTCTTATGTTGCTTGGACATGGTAATGAAATCAAATTCAAACTTTAAAATGGGCAAAGAACTGAAGGTTCTACTTTCAGGTCTTTCTGGTAAAAACAAGACTGACTATAAGCGTGAGATGATTCAAGCAATCATTGCTCCACGAATCGAATTCAAGAAGAAGAAAAAAGAAGAGGTGCAAGGTGACTGATCTGTTGATGGTGAGTCATTTTCACAAAGACTTTCCTTTTAATCATGAATCATCTTGGCTTAAAGCGGCATACGCTGGTTCTCATGCGCCATATAAATGGCAACCACCCGGACCAGGCAACTGGATTAATATATCACAGCACAAAAGTGTCTATACTTATCGCCATTACTATAGCATGTGTAGTGAAGATGAGTTTCTTCGTGCATTAGCACAACAAGCATCAGAATATTACTTGTTGCACTATGGTCGTGCTGACTATGTTGGTTGCACAACATATCGTCGTTACTTGGATTTCAAAGGTGATATCGAAAGTAATGTGCTGAAAGCATCTTTACCAGCAACGCAAGAGAGTGCGAACTACATGGCATCCGATGAACAGAAAGCAGCAGCACTCAAACTACTAGCGACACACGAAGCAATTACGAATCACATCACACCAATGCCATATTCTGTTCGTAATCAGTATCTACAGTCACAACCAGCAGAGTATCTCAATCTGTTTTTAGAAGGCATACAAAAGTTGTTGCCAGATTACAGAGACAAGATGGGTTGGTGGGATGACAATGGTGCTAGTTTTGAAACGTGTTACGTCATGCGTAAGCAACTGTTCAGAAAGTATGCATCTGAGTTATTCGAACTTTTAGAATATGTGTGGCAGAACACAAGCAGAGTATATCCAACAACTTCAACAACATCTGAGCCACTACCTTGGCGTTATCCGGGTTTTTTAGGCGAAAGATTTTTACCATTCTTCCTACACGCCAACAATGTAAACGTGGCTAGAACAGCACTTGTCATTCTAGAATAGTCGGATCGATTTTTTCGTCGTGCGCCACGTATGAAGTGAGTGCTTACTTCTATGAAAGAAAAATTTATAAAAGCCCATATGAAAGCAGCAAGTGTGTATGCTGAACTTTCTACCGCCCGTCGATTGCATGTAGGTTGTGTAATCGTCAAAGACAACACTATCATTGGTATTGGATACAACGGTATGCCATCTGGTTGGGACAACAACTGTGAAGAATCGGTATATGTTCTCAAAGATGAGTGTCATAAAACTCCAGAATGGATGATTGCTGATGGTTATACCGAAACTGCACACGGTTGGACACGATTAACATCTAAACCAGAAGTTCTACATGCCGAATCGAATGCTATTGCAAAGGTTTCTCGGTCAACAAACTCAAGTGATGGGGCGACAATCTTTATTACCCACGCACCATGCTTGGAATGTGCTAAAATGATATATCAGTCAGGAATCAAGGAGGTTTACTACAAAAACGCCTACAGAAGTGATTCAGGTATTAATTTTCTAAAAAAATGTGAAATTAAAGTTATTCAATGTGAGGAGTAAATTATGAGCAATATTACAAAAGTAGCAAAACAACTGGCTGAAGCAAATCCTAAAATCTCTAAAGCATACAAGTATGATCTTGTAATGCGTGAGTTTGACAACAAGATTGAATTGATCGGTCTTGTTGATGACCCAACATATGACATTGCTGACTTTGTTGGCCGTGAAATGTTGTTTCCAAAAAAGTGGGTAACACTTGACGTTTATGAACCATCTACAAAGGTAACAGTATGAGTGAAATCGTTTGTATCACATTTAAAACACATCAGACAATTATTGGTGAAGTAGTTGATAAAGGTGAGATTGGTGTAAAAGTAAAAAATCCAATGCAAGTCATTGCAGTGCCACCACGTTCTGCAAATGATCCTGGTGGTGTTGGTTTTGCGCCATATCTTGCATTTGTTGAAGAATTTGATAAAGGCATTACTTTCAATAATAATGATATTCTAACAATCAATACACCCGTTTCTGATTTGCTGGCACAATATAGAAAAATGTTCAGTCGAATCGAAATTGCACCACCAGGTTTAGTGGTTTAATGAGCAAATATTACACAAACGTTTGTGTCCACGGCAATCACATTTTATTTCGTGGAGTAAACAATGGGCGGAGAGTAAAGAGCAAAGTCAAATACTCTCCGTCTTTGTTTGTGCAGTCTAACAAACAATCTCAATGGCGTTCATTGTTCAATGAGCCTCTTGAGCCTATGACTTTTGATACTATTCGGGAGGCACGTGATTTTGTCAAACGTTACGAAGATGTTGCAAACTTTAAAATCTACGGCAATACACGCTATGAATACGCCTTTATTGCTGACAATTTTAGAGGCATCGTTGATTGGGATATTTCTCATCTCTCTGTCGTATTCATAGACATTGAGGTCGGTTCTGAAAATGGATTTCCTGATCCATACAAGGCTACAGAGCCTATTACAGCAATCGCCATTCATCAATTGAATGGTGGCACTACAGTTTATGGTTATGGTGACTATGAGGTAAAAGGTGAAGAAACTTACATTCGCTGCGAAGATGAAATCGATTTGTGTGAACGGTTTATTACTGACTGGTCAAGCAATCATCCTGACGTTGTTACTGGTTGGAATGTCAAGTTCTTTGATGTTCCTTATCTTGTCAATAGGTTCTCACGTTTATTTGGGGAAGATGTAGTCAATAAATTATCGCCGTGGTCTGTCTATTCAGAAAGAAAGACCATGTTCAAAGGTAAAGAGCAAACTGTTTATGATTTGATTGGCATCTCTGTTCTTGACTATCTTGAACTGTATCAATGGTATGCGCCCGGCGGTAAAAATGCCGAGAACTATCGTCTTGATACAATCGCCAGCGTAGAACTTGGTGAAAGCAAACTATCATATGATGAGTATGACAATCTACATCAACTTTACAAACTTGATCATCAAAAGTTTATTGAGTATAACATCAAAGATGTGCATCTGGTTTTAAAACTAGAAGACAAATTAAAACTAGTTGAACTTGCACTGACTCTGGCATATGACACAAAAACAAACTATGATGATGTGTTTGCACAAACGAGAATGTGGGATGCACTGATCTACAACTATTTGTTGGAGAAAAAGATTGTTGTGCCACCACGCCGTGTTGCAAAGAAGAGTGAAGCATTTGAAGGTGCATATGTCAAAGAACCACAGATTGGTTTACACAATTGGGTGGCATCATTTGACTTGAACAGTCTGTATCCACATTTGATCATGCAATACAACATCTCACCTGAAACTTTGGTTGAGAAAGATGATTACACAGATGACATGCGCCGTCTTTCAACACAAGCATCAGTTGAAAGTTTGCTTGAGAAAGAACTTGATACAAGTGTTTTGAGTGGTGTAACAATCACACCAAACGGTCAATTCTTTCGTACAGACAAACAAGGCTTCTTGCCAGCAATGATGATTGAGATGTATGAAGATCGCAAGAAGTTTAAGAAACTAATGTTGAAAGAGCAACAAGATTATGAAAACGAAAAAGATACATCTAGAAAAAAAGAGATTGAAAAACTAATTGCACGATACAATAATCTTCAATTGGCAAAGAAAGTCTCATTGAACTCTGCTTATGGTGCAATGGGTTCACAGTATTTTCGGTTCTATGATTTGAGACAAGCACTTGCTGTTACACAAGCAGGTCAATTGTCAATTCGTTGGATTGAAAACAAACTCAACGAGTATCTAAACAAATTATTGAAATCCGATAAAGACTATGTTATTGCTTCAGATACAGATTCGATCTATCTCAATCTTGGTTCATTGGTTGATTCTGTGTATAAACAGAAGCCATCGGCTGAGAAAGTTATCGCCTTCATGGACAAAATCTGTGAAGAGAAGATTCAACCTTATATCGATCAAAGTTATCAGAATCTTGCTGAATATGTTCATGCGTTCGACCAAAAGATGCAGATGAAACGTGAGGGTTTGTCTGATAAAGGCATTTGGACTGCAAAGAAACGTTACATTCTAAATGTGTACAACAACGAAGGTGTGCAGTATGCAAAACCAAAACTCAAGGTCATGGGTCTTGAAATGGTTAAGTCATCTACACCTACCGCTGTACGTGCTAAGATGTATCAATTGGTAGATTTGATTGTGAATACTAATGAAGAAACGGTACAGCAATTTGTTGCCGATTTTAAAGAAGAGTTTCGTAAATTACCCGTTGAAGATATTTCTTTTCCACGTGGTTGTAATGGCTTGAAAGAATATGCTGATTCTGCTACAATATACAAGAAAGGCACACCAATACATGTTAAGGGTGCAATATTGTACAATCATTTCCTTAAACAGCATAATCTAACGACTAAGTATCCTTTGATACAAGAAGGTGAGAAGTTAAAGTTTACCTATCTTAAAACACCAAATCCTTTCAGAGATATGGTTGTTTCGTTTCCAACAAGACTGCCGAAAGAGTTTGAGTTGCAGGAATATATTGACTATGAAACTCAATTTGAGAAAACGTTTCTTGAGCCGATTAAATTGATTCTTGATTGCATTGGTTGGCAAACAGAAAAGCAGTACACACTTGAAAGTTTCTTCACATGAAAAATATACGAATCATTAAAACTGGTATTGATGTTTCTAAAATACTAAAACAGTTAAGAGAGTATCCTGAAGATTGGAATTATCAACAACAATTACCAGATACTAAAGTTTTAGACCCACACGTTTACATTAGTCAAGCGGCGGTTCTTCAACTTGTAATTGGTACAATTAATCATCCAGATGAATATGTTTTTGATTCTGAAGGTTGTGCGCCGGTGCCGGCGTATTATCGACACACTGCTGCCGTAGGATTTTTAAGACGACACTTTAAAGAATTTAAACGTGCAGGTTTTCTTGCCTTACCTGTTGGCGGTGAAACTGGAAAACATGTAGATTTTGGAAAGTATTATCTGGATAAAGATAGGTATCATTTATCAATTCAAGGTACTTATCAATATAACGTAGAAGATGAATCGATTCACGTTGAACCGGGAACTTTATTTTGGTTTGATAATAAAAAAGAACACTCTGCAAAAAATACTGGTGTTGAGGACCGAATTACTTTAGTGTTTGATGTGCCACACTCAAAAAACAATCCATGATACATGTAATACTACCATTTTTGACTGCTATTGCTCTATCGGGTATTGCTGCATATTACTCGGTGATTGGCCTTGCACAGATATTTCCAGGTTCATACTGGCCTATCATCATTATGGGTTCTGTGCTTGAAGCAGCAAAACTGGTAACTGTATCATGGGTGTACAATCATTGGAAGACAACATTCTCTGCACTCAAACTTTATTTTCTCATTGCTGTGGTGTTGCTGATGGGCATCACATCGATGGGAATTTTTGGCTATCTGTCAAAAGCACACATTGAACACTCAAGCACAATAGCACCACAAGCAGCAAAGGTAGAAATCTATGATGAAAAGATCAAAGTTATTCAATCGCAGATTGATAGGAACAACAAGAACCTTAGTCAGTATGATGAGGCTGTCGATCAAATTATGGGCAGAACGAAAGATGAAAAGGGGGCTGAACGGGCGAACCAAATTCGTAAAGCCCAACAGAAAGACCGTGAGAGAATCATTGCTGAGACTAAGAGGCTACAAAAAGAGATACAACTACTTACGGAAGAGAAACTCCCTTTATCGTTGGAAGTTCGCAAGGCTGAGTCGGATTTGGGACCTATAAAATATGTGGCAGAAGTAGTTTATGGCACACAAGACCGTGATCTAATCGATAAAGCAGTACGATTGGTCATCTTCATCATTATCATTGTGTTTGACCCACTTGCTGTATTGCTATTGATAGCAGCAAATCAAACGTATCGTAGAATCAAAGAGAATAAAGACGAACCAGAATTAATTAAAAAGGCAGTAAAGAAGAAAAAACTTGACAACACACCGTCACGTACATTAGAATCATTTTTTGTAGATGATAAACACACGGTAATACCAAAAGACAAAATTGCAGACATTGGAGATATGAATGAGCGTACTTGATAAACTAAAAAAGGCATCGACGATCAAAGAAACGTCGGTACTTTCCAAATCAAAATTCTTTACAGAAAAAGATATGATTCAAACCGATGTGCCTATTGTGAACGTGGCATTATCAGGTAATCTTGATGGTGGTCTTACACCAGGTCTTACGATGTTTGCAGGTCCATCAAAACATTTCAAGACAGCATTTGCTTTGCTTATGGCAAAATCATACATGAACAAGTATGATGATGCCGTTGTTTTGTTTTATGATTCAGAGTTTGGCACACCACAATCATACTTTGATGCGTTTGGTATTGACACTGAACGTGTGCTTCACACACCAATCACCGATGTCGAACAGTTGAAACACGACATCATGAATCAGTTGCAAAACATTGAAAAAACTGATAAAGTAATTATTGTGCTAGATTCAATTGGTAATTTGGCATCAAAGAAAGAAGTGGAAGATTCAATTGAAGGTAAATCTGTTGCTGACATGAGCCGAGCAAAACAGATGAAGTCTTTATTCCGTATGGTGACACCACATTTAACAATCAAAGATATTCCAATGGTTGTGGTTAATCACACATATAAAGAGATTGGTATGTTTCCAAAGGATATCGTGGGTGGTGGCACAGGCTCGTATTACTCAGCCGATACAATCTGGATTCTTGGTCGTCAACAAGACAAAGATGGCACAGAAATCGTAGGCTATAATTTCATCATCAACGTAGAGAAGAGTAGATATGTCAGAGAAAAGTCTAAAATACCCGTTACTGTATCTTTTGACGGTGGTATTAACAAGTGGTCTGGTTTATTGGATATCGCACTTGAAGGAAATTTCGTCACTAAGCCAAGCAATGGTTGGTATGCTAAAGTAGATCAAGAAACTGGTGAGGTGTTGGATAAGAAACGATTTGCAGATACACAAACCGAAGAATTCTGGAAAGACATTCTTGCAAATGAAAGTTTCAAAGAATACGTAAGGAAGAAATATGAGATCACTTATAGCAGCATTCTTGGAGAAGATGCCGTTTTGGAAGAAGAAGATGAAGCCGCAACATAATGTTGATTATGTTTTGTTAGATTCTGATGATAAATCGAAAACTGCCGTAGGTGTTAAAACGGGTAAGTTTGCTGGAATTTTATATCATTACAATAAGGCAAGATTGACTGAAGAAGAAGATCATGCTAGAATGACTTTTTCTTACACAGTAATATCAACGTCAAAAATTCCAATAGAAGATTTAATACAAGATGCAGAATTTCAAAACTTTATTGGTGACATTTTAACCGACATATTAATGAGCCAAGCGGAGGCAAATGAAAAGATTAGAGACAACGATTCTGAAGAATTTGATATTTAATGAAGATTATACAAGAAAGATTATTCCTTTTCTAAAGACCGAATACTTCACAGACTCAACAGAAAAAATTCTGTTTGCAGAGATCAATGATCACCTAGAACAATTCAAGCATCTTCCCACATACGAATCACTTGTTATCAACTTCACTGAATCACGTAAACTGACTGAAGAGCAGGTTAGAAAAGCAGTTGAAATGATTCGTGAAATCAATGCAGACAAAAATGATCCTACCGATGTAGATTGGCTTATCAAGCAAACTGAAAAGTTTTGTCAAGATAAAGCGATCTACAATGCTATCATGAAGTCTGTTAGCATTCTTGATGACAAAGCAAACAAAGAAGACAAAGGTATGATACCAAAGTTGTTGAGTGATGCACTTGGTGTATCATTTGACAGGTCTGTTGGTCACGATTACATTGATGATTCTGACGACCGATTTGAATTCTATCATCGTCATGAAACAAAGATACCATTTGATCTTGATTTGTTCAACAAGATTACCAAAGGTGGTCTGCCAAAAAAAACACTGAACATTGCACTTGCTGGTACAGGTGTTGGTAAGTCGTTGTTCATGTGCCACGTTGCAGGCTCTTGTTTGGCACAAGGTCTGAATGTTTTGTATATCACAATGGAGATGGCTGAAGAAAGAATTGCTGAACGCATTGACGCCAATCTGTTGAACATTGATATTGCAGACTTGAACTCTATCAGTAAACAAGATTATGATCGAAAGTTCTCTGCACTCAAAGTCAACACACACGGCAAACTTATCATCAAAGAGTATCCTACCGCAGCAGCATCAGCACTTCACTTTCGAGCATTGTTAAATGAATTGCAACTAAAAAAGAGTTTCAAACCTGACATCATTTTTATTGACTATCTTAACATTTGTGCAAGTGCTAGAATCAAGCCTGGTGCTAACGTAAATAGTTATTCTTATATTAAGGCTATTGCAGAAGAATTGAGGGGTCTAGCGGTCGAGTTTGATGTTCCTATAGTTTCTGCTACACAGACCACCAGAAGCGGCTTTACGAGTTCGGATCCCGGTCTAGAAGACACTTCTGAGTCGTTTGGGCTACCAGCAACAGCAGATTTTATGTTCGCTTTGATAAGTACCGAAGAGTTGCAACAATTGAATCAGATACTAATTAAGCAACTAAAAAATCGTTACAATGATCCTAACTATTTCAAAAGATTTGTCGTGGGTATTGACAGAGCAAAGATGAAGTTGTATGATGTAGAACAGTCGGCACAAGATGATCTTGTAGATTCTGGTCAAGTTGATGATAAACCACTGAATACATTTGGTGATCGTGAACGTCAATCTAGCATGAAAAATAAGTTTGGGGGATTCAAAGTATGATTCTCAGTGAAATCGTAGATTACTTTGCTCAACATCAAGATGATAGGCATATTCCTGTCATCAGTAATCATGATTGGAATTCTCTTACCCAGAAATATGAAAAAGACGATATTAGAGATTCTTTGGCATGTTTTATCATGAAAGCAGGCACTAAGTTTCCTCTAAAAATAATTTCTAAACAAGATATGCGTGAGTTGTTTCATGAGTTCTACAATACTTCGATGGAAAAGTTATATAAAGACTTTGATGTGGTATTGGAAAGATACGACTACAAGTACAAATATGAAGATGCGCCGTTGGGTGTAATTGACAAAACACATTATTACAATTCAGTCTCAAATTATTTCCAGCAAGAAAACCGTATGAAGTGTGGGTCAAACTCTGTTGACTCACCGATGGAAATATGGTATAATGAAGATAAACTAGCAAAGATGAATTGGCACTTTTGGAGAACGGGTGTCATGGAAGGTAAAGATATTGATGACAGTGCATTTCGTGCGGCATTTAGACTTGGCACTTACACTGCAACTCAATTCAAACCCACAGTCGCAAAGGCTTTGTATGAACGTCATCGTGCCGAAAATGTTTTAGACACATCGTGTGGGTGGGGTGATAGACTTGCTGGTTTTTATGGCACACCAAATACCAAACTGTATGTTGGTTGTGATCCCAATCCAGATGTGTTTGGGGTGTATAAGAAACAATGTGTAGAGTATGAAAAGATCATAGGTGGTACCCCTAAGTTGATTGAAAAAGAAGATTATTTTGAGTGTCGGGGAAAAAAAACAGTCAAGATTTGGCGTAAACCATCAGAAGATGTTGACTGGTCGTTGTACAATGATACTTTTGATTTGTATTTCACTTCACCACCATATTTTGAAACAGAGAAGTATGCTTCTGACACAGCAGCAGTATCAGAACAATCATGGTCAAGATACAACTCATTTGATCGTTGGAAGTATGACTTCTTTTTCAAAGTGACGGAGATGGTTTGGCCCACAATTCGTCAAAATGGATTCATGATGATCAACATTATTGAACCTAGATCAAAGAATGGTGTTCGATTGAATCTGTGCGATGACATGGTAGATCATTTTACTGCATTTCCAGACTCCAATTATGTGGGTAAAATTGGTATGCGTATGATGGCCAGACCGAACGCTGAAGAGTTGCAAGGTGTGTTTATTGAACCTATATGGACATTTCGCAAAGGAAGTTCCAACTATGAATTCAACAAAAAAAGTACCTTAGAGGTGTTTTTCGAATAGCATAAATACTCATTATTTTGGAGATAATTTATGGCAAAAACTTATTCGGCTGCTGAATTAACTAAGATGCAAGAACTTGGTTCTGCTTGGATTTTTCGTCGAGCTCTCAATGACAATGTTAAGTATAATAGTCCCGACGATATTAGAAAAGATAAAAAATTTTCGGAATTAGTTGAAATTTATCCTGCCATAAATGACTCTTGGATAAAAGCATATTACGCACAACAAAAAAGAATACTTCAAGAGTTTTCAGGTACAAAATTTACAGAGTTCACACGTGATGGTGGATTCATGGACTTCATCACAAAATTAGTTGCCCAAAAGTTTAAAATACCTAAAAAAGATTCGTGGGATCCTGCCGATATTTGGTGTGTATGTAATGAAACCAAAGTCATTAGTGAGATCAAGAATGCAATGACCAAAGAAGGCATGGCATCAATTGTGGAGTTGAATGCTATAATGAGAACTCTTTACAAAGAAAGAAAATTGGTTGGAATATCTCTTAAACTCATTTCTGGAAAAGAAGCAAAGTATGAAGAGGTAAACTTAGATGAATCATTATTTCCCGATGTAAAAAATTATAACTTTGATGTCTCTTCAATGAAATGTTTTCTTGGTTTGAAGAATGGATTGTTTTTTGAAACACAAGATTGTCGTGTAGTTGTTGATGTAGTTGAAGATGATAAACCCCAAAAAATAGATTTTCAAATTAAACCAAATACAACATCAGAATTAGCAAATTTAAAATTTGAACCTACAATGAAAGGTGCATCTGCTGCTCGTTTAGGTAAAACGCCTTTAGATAAACTTGCTACACTTTTAAAAAAATACGATGTTGATTTTGTAAATAATTATAAAAAATATCCTAGGTCTTCTTCTGAATTTAACGATCCTTCTTCAATAGAATATGCTAAGATGGCTTTTGATCATATCAAACAGAAAAAGGTTGATGTTGGTAATTGCAGAACCGCCGACGAAATGATAAAAAATTTTCAAGTTGTTTTTACTAAAGATCCACATATCGCTACCTCTAAATTAATGCAACTTAATTTTTTATATCATGTAACATCTTTACCAAAAGAAAGAATGGATGATTTATTTACTGACATGACATTTTTGGCGCAGAAAAAAGGTAGAGAATTCGGACCATTCGGAAAATTGTACTAATGAAATTCATGGACTATTTAAAAGAAAGTAAAGAAGGCAAGAATGTTCATCTTGAACATCTTGAAGACAATGTATTAAATGGTGGTGTATCTGGCGCACGTGAAGCGATAGATTTTCTTCGTTCTCTGCGTAATATGCTTGCTGGTCATGCAGGTTCAAAGATGAATGTAACAACAAAATGGGATGGCGCACCTGCTATCTTTGTCGGCACAAATCCAGAGAACGGCAAATTTTTTGTTGGTACTAAATCAGTGTTTGCAAAAAATGCAAAATTAAATTATACTGATGAAGACATTGATGAAAATCATCCAAGTGAAGGCCTTAACAAAAAATTGAAACTGGCATTGGCATTTCTACCAAAGTTGAACATCAAAGGTGTATTGCAAGGTGACATGATGTTCAGTAAAGGTGACATTGAAAAAGAAACAATTGCTGGTGAAGAGTATATTATTTTTCAACCAAACACAATTG